ACTTCAAGTCTGTACATATTTCAGTACAATAAGAACATTGTGTTCCCAAGGTCCAAGAAGGATTTTGCTTATTGTCTCCATTTTAATTTGTTATTAAATAAGAAACGGATGGATGAAGGAAGTTCTTCTTGGTTGAATAACATGCTTGCTTTTAACAAGTTTAGTTATCAACTCCCTTCTACTTTCTGCGGCCAAGCATACTCATTGACTACTCTTACTACGACACAGGATTTCTCCTAGCATCTTCACAGTAATCTGACAGTGCATCCCCAATTGGCAGTTGGTACTAACACTATCTAGTTACATTCTTATCACGCTTTCACGTTCAACTCCCTTTCCATCAGGAGTCAGTATCTCTTTTACCCTGTAGGGCCAGTCCAAGATACTGATATGTAACTACCTTTCAGTGGCATGCTAATGCATGGCAAATCCTTTCTTAAGGGATTCACATTATACCATCACTGGTTTATCCTTTGGTCACGAAGGCTGACCTGTTGTTTCAGTAACCTGACAAGCAGGCTTAACATACACACCATGAGTATTTCAACTCTGAGGGTAACAACATGTGTACTTAGAGAGTATGCATTAAGCATAATAAAAAATAAGCAGTTTAACCACATGCTTAGGTGTAGAACAAGACGGTGTTATTCTGTCCAATTAAGTAGTTACAGCGTGTTCTACTCTTGTTCCTATAATCTGCGCAAGATTATTTTTTATAGCTATATGTATATATATTGAGCTATAAAATTTTTGTTTTTTTTAATGCTGGTAAATGAGGGTGATGGTGAGTATCCCACTAATCTCCTAACAGACAAGCAAATAAAAAAAATAACAATGACCTTTTAACACATAGGATTTTCTCACTATGTAACTTGTAATATAGGATAATTCTTTTGCTGTAATAGTTCAAGCTATTACCGTTTGGTCCATCCCATAGTGTCTAGAATATGTGTACTCAAAAACAGGTTTATTCTGAGAATAGTACATATATTACAAGAGGTTTCAACTTTTATTTAAAGTGGTTTGAGTCACTATTAATAAAATCCCGATTAGGGTTTGCTACTATCCTTCTATGATAGTTCTCTTACTATTAATAGTCAATCATCAGATTGTTTTCACTATATCAAAAAAAACACCGTGTATAGTACCAGCAAGGTAACTATGCACGGTGTCTACTTGACCAACCTGCTTACGCAGGTTCAACCCAGTACAGGTTGTCAAATGCCTCCCCGGTTTCCCGGTTGACAACAGGATTGTTGCTCAACTGGAAACCAGGGATTTCATCCCCAACATTAAGCTTGCTCTGCAAGCCTATAATGGTGGGGTGAGTGGCTTTCATTGACTCGCCCGTTTTAGGGTCGGTTAAGGCAAGGATGCCAAACTGAAGGCTTTGTTGGTTGCGTGCAGCAACTGTGAAGCCTGCAATTTCACCCTTTGACTGTGTCAAGGGTGAGGATGAAACAATGATGACAGCACTCTGTGTGTCAGCATTGATTTTAATCCTACGGAAGAAAACTGATGAATTTGCCATAATGAATCATTTTTTTTTTAGATTATACATATGGGGGCTACCCCCCTGTCAGAATTTAGCCGGGGAGCGGTTCCATAGCACCCCTCAACAATGCAACACATAAAAAACTTTTAGGTACAGGGGGTATCAAATCCTTTTATAAAGATGGGGGGTAGGTATTAGAGGTTGCAAAAATTTTGGTATATTTGTTATATGGAAGACCTGCCTTTTAATGAATCAGAAATACTAGAGGAAGCTTATTATAATTCTTATAGGATTATTACTAACAAGGTGTCTTTTGATGAGCTTATGGATGAAAGTAGTTATGCTGTATTAGTGCATGATCCGCATGGGGATATAACCCGTGATGTTATTCAAGATGTTATAGATTATTTTGCAAAATATGAGGAGTATGAATTGTGTGCGGAATTAAAACAGGAACTGGATAAAAAAATCATTTCTTAAACTTTTTTTATTTAATCTTCTTTAATATATTTGTATTTCACTAAAAAATCAAATATATTATGGAAGAAAATTTCACAGAAGAAGAAGTACAATTGTCAAAGGAACAATTGGAAGCACGTAGAAAAGAGATCAGTAGTTTCTACAAGTCAAACATTCCACATCTTAAAGTTCAAAAGGAGTATGAACAACTCTTAACAGATATTGAGGAGCTAAGAGCAAGAAGGGTTCAAGCTCAAGTCTTTTTAGCGCAAGCATTTGCTGCGGATAAAAATGAAGAGGTGGAAAAGGCGGGTGAAGATTTTAATAAGGTGAAGGAGGAAGAAACTACTCGAAGAACTTTAAAACGTAGTTGATATGAGAATGCTTAAGAAAGGATATGTTGGAGAAGATGTTAGAAAACTTCAAAAAATCTTAGGTCTTAAGACTGATGGTATTTTTGGTGAGAAAACTGAACGTGCTGTCATTAAGTATCAAATGCACCATGAAATTCAACCTAATGGTATTGTAGGTAATGAGACATGGACTGTTCTTTTTTCTAAAGGTGGGTTTGTTGAAGATATTGATCAAGACACAGATTTAAGTGATCAATATTACACAACAGATTATGATGAGCTTATTCATAGGTATTATTTACCAAAGAATGAATATGTTCATGAAAACCATAAGAATGAATACGTAATGCTTCATCATACTGCTGGTGGTGCCAACCCATATGCTTGCATTGATCAATGGGCAAGAGATACACGGGGAAGAATTGCTACGGAGTTTGTGTTAGGTGGTCAAAACCATAAGACGGGAGATGACAAACATGATGGTATTATGGTTCAGGCTTTTCCGGAAGGGAATTTAGCTTGGCATATCGGTAAGTCTGGTTCGGGATACATGAATCGTAGGACTGTGGGGTTGGAGATATGTTCAATGGGTCATCTTAACTCGCATAAAAAAACTTACGTTAATACAAAGGTTATAGATTCTCAGGTTATACAATTACCTGAAGCTTTTAAAGGCTGTTTGTATTGGCATAAGTATTCTGATAAACAGATTAAAGAGATTGAGAAGTGGTTAAAGTATATAGGCGAAAGAGATAATATTAATTTGAGAGAGGGGTTGCAGCGGTGGATTAGAAAGCATGGACCCACTAAAGCTTTTGATTTTCAAGAAGACGCATACTATGGAAAGGTTAAAGGTTTGTTATCTCATACAAATGTTAGAAAGGATAAAATGGATGTATATCCAGATCCTAGATTAGTTGAAGTTATAATGAGTTTGTAATATGGCGTTAGTAAATAGAGTAGAGAAAAAAATTAAAACAAGTGGTCGGTATGTGGTTAAATACCAGATTCTAACTTATTGTTTTTTTAATGATATTCAGATTAGTCAGTCGGATTTAGAATGTTTAACTGAACTTGCATTCAATAAAGATATTGAATTGACTAAGTTTTGTGATCTAATTACGGAGAAAAAAATTTTTAAAAGTGCTCAATCGGCAAGAAATGCTGTAACTAAAGCCTCTAAAAAATCGTTAATCTTTAAGACCGGTAAAAACAAAAAGACTATTAGTCTTAATTCAAAGATGTCTATTCAATATGAGGGTATAATATTTTTAGATTTTAAGATACTAGGTAATGAATCCTAAAAGCTACAAACAATTTAAAAAAGATATTGCTGAGGAAGTCGGGGTACATTCAAATGTAGTGGATGATTTTATTGAGTTTTACTACGGTCTTCTTAGAAAGAATCTGAGTGATTTATCTTATCCAAGAATTTTTGTTGATGGTTTAGGAACATTTGTTTTGAGAAAGCAAAAGCTAGATAAAGCAATTAAGAAGAACAAAGATATACTGGGCAACTTAGGAAAACATACCTACAAGGGTTATGAGAAGACTGTTGCTGTAAAGGAAAAGCTTGAGAATCTAAAAAGAATTCAAAAGATTTATGAAGAAATGATAGAAGAGAAAAAAAAGTTTAAAGAAAACAAAAAATAAATCATGGGATTGGAAAAATTTTTAGGGGCTTTTAAAAACACACCTCAAATTCTTGAGGGTCTTAAGAATAAGATATTTAAAAAAGATCATATTGAAGCTGAGGCAGCTTTAAGGTGGTCAATTTGTAAAGAATGTCCATCCTTAGATAGAGATGGTGATAAGTGTTTTGCACCTGGTACACAACCTTGTTGTGGTGAATGCGGGTGTAGCTTGGGTTTTAAAACTAGATCTTTATCTTCAGAATGTCCTTTAGGAAAATGGAAAGCTATTATGGATGAGGAAACAGAAAACAAACTTAAAAAAGAAATAAACTATGAAGATAGAGATTGACGAAGAAGAAGTATACAATTTACCTAATGATGTAGAATTAGGTAAATATGTTAGAAGTAAGATCAATAATGCTCGTGAAGTTCAGAATAGTAAATGGGTTAAATATAAAGATGGAATAATAACTATAAACAAAAAAATAAACTGGTACTTTACAACAAGTAGTATTTTTTTGAATAATAAAGATGATAAGTTATGAGTATATATTTTAAAGAAGATGGACATCTATACAAAAGCATAAAAGAAGATAGCATAGAATGGGTTAGTGTAACATCTTTTATTGGGATGTTTAAACCCAAGTTTGATTCAAAAGAAGCAGCAAAAAAATCAGCAAAGAATAAAAGATCCAAGTGGTATGGTATGACACCAGAGGAAATCATAGATGCTTGGAATTCAGAATCTGAAAGAGCTATTAAATTAGGTAATTGGTATCATAACCAAAGAGAGTCAGATTTATTAGAGTGTCAAACCATTGAGAAAGAAGGTTCGTCTTTACCCATAGTAAAACCAATAGTTGAGGATGGATTAAAGTTTGCCCCAGATCAAAGGTTGTCAGATGGTATTTACCCAGAACATTTGGTTTATTTGAAATCTATAGGTTTATGTGGACAAGCCGATTTAGTTGAAGTGGTTAATGGTTCTTTAAATATTACAGATTACAAAACAAACAAAGAAATTAAAGAAAAAGGATTTACAAATTGGGAAGGTATAACTCAAAAAATGTATCATCCTGTTTCGCATTTAGATGATTGTAATTTAAATCATTATAACTTACAATTGAGTATTTATGCGTATATTATTAAAAAGCACAATCCCAGATTAAAAATTGGTAAGCTAACTATACAACATGTAAAATTTGTTCAGTTAGGTGTTGACGAGAATGGTTATCCAATTAATGAGCATGTTAATGGAGAACCGGTTATTGAAGACATTGTATTTTATGAATTACCATATTTGCAGGATGAAGTAAATAGTTTAATAATGTGGTTAAAAGATAATAAAAAATGATAGTAAGATTATTTGACGTTCAGAACGGTAAGGTGATTCCAACAGAGCATTGTTATACAGTAGATTCTTTGAAAGCTGTGATGGATAATTACCCTGACACATACATGTCTGTATATCAGTATATATTTTATATGACTTGTCCCAATCCGGATATGAATCCCTTTTTTAATGTTTCAGAATCTGAAAAAGAAGATTTGATTATTGAAGAAGTGTTGTTAGATGAATCACCTGAAGATGCGGTTATTGTTAGAGCTTTAGAAACTTGTAATAAGCTTTATGAAACTCCTGCCTATAGAGCATACAAAGGAATTAAGTCCATGCTTGATAGATTAGCAAAGTATATGGAAACTACATCAATTGAACATGGTAGAGATGGCAACATAAATTCTCTTGTAAATGCGGCTGCAAAATTTGAGCAAATCAGGCAATCTTATAAAGGCGCGTTTAATGATATGAAACAAGAACAAGAGAGTCATGTTAGAGGAGGTCAAGGGTTAGCATACGATCAATTATAATATAATAAAAATGAAAAACCAAACTATTGTACCTGTAGGAAAAAGGATTTTAATCTTAGAAAAAGATCCAGAAGAGTTTTATCCCGGAACTAAAATTGTAATTCCAGCAACAGCAAGAGAAAAAACACATCAAGGTTATGTTGTTGGTGTGGGTAAAGAAGTGACAGAAGTTGAGGTGGGAGACTTAATTCAATATGCGAGTTATGCAACTCCTGTTGAAATGAAACATAAAGGTCAAACACATCTATTGATTTCTCAAGGTGACGTTCTTGCTGTGGTTATAAATGAATAGGGTTATACCTACATATGAAAATGGCGAATGGACACACACGGAATTTAAAGAAAATGAATTCCTTGAGTTTTTAGTGAGTATATTTAAAGAACCGGGTAAATATGAGTTTGATGAAACATCCTTTGTTTTTAATGAACAAGCTCAAAACTTTAACAAAAACGGTTTTTATTGCTCCGCACCTTTTAGATCTAAAGATTTTAATTCTTATTGGGAAGACCAAAAGAGTAAGTGTAGAAATGGGGTTATTTTTAAAAATAAAGACAAAACCTGGTATCTTACAAGAGACTATTATATGTGGTTAAACTTCCTTCCGATTTATGACAAGGAAGAAAAGAAATATGGTTTTGCTAAGGTTAGAGATGCTCAATATCACATGGCTTTGTATGAGCTACTTGCAGAATTAAACTACAAACATTCAGCTATTCTTAAAAAACGTCAGATTGCTTCTTCTTACTTTCACATGGGTAAGTTGATAAATACATATTGGTTTGAAGAGGGTAGTGTTTGTAAAATTGGAGCATCTTTAAAAGATTATATAAATGATAAAGGTTCATGGAAATTTCTTGATGAATATAAAGATTTTTTAAATGAACATACAGCATGGTATAGACCAAGCAACCCTGAAAAAGTATTGTTGTGGCAACAACAAATTGAAGTTAGGGTTGGTAATAGAAAAACCACTAAAGGTTTAAAATCTAAAATTCAAGGTGCCTCCTTTGAGAAAAGTCCAACAACAGGTGTTGGTGGTCCCACCACTTATTTCTTTCATGAGGAAGCTGGGATTGCACCAAAAATGATGGATACTTATGAATACTTAAGACCGGCCATGTCTTCGGGTATGGTAACTACCGGTATGTTTATAGCAGCCGGTTCAGTTGGGGATTTAGATCAGTGTAATCCTTTAAAGGATATGATATTAAATCCAACAAACAATGACATCTATGCAGTACAAACCAACCTCTTAGATGCAGATGGTACTGAGGGACTGGCCGGTTTATTTATTCCTGAACAATGGTCTATGCCACCTTACATAGACGACTATGGTAATTCTAAGGTAGATGAAGCTTTAGAAGCTATTCATAAAGAAAGAGAAAAATGGAGATCTGAACTAAACCCTGAGCAATATCAGTTGAGAATTTCTCAGAAACCAACAAATATTGCAGAGGCTTTTGCTTATAGAAAGGAATCTATATTTCCTCAAGGTCTGATTTCCAAGCAGTTAAAAAGAATAGAAGAAAAAGAATATTCTTTTGAACACATTGAATTAGACAGAAATGCCGATGGTATAATTGCTAAAAGAAGTACCAAAAATCCTATCTCACAATTTCCGGTAGATAAGAAGATGCAAGATAAATCCGGAGTACTTGTTGTTTGGGAAAGGCCGGTCAAGAATCCATCTTTTGGCATGTATTACGCATCTGTAGACCCTGTGTCTGAAGGTAAGACAACTACATCAGATTCATTGTGTAGTATTTACATATACAAGACAGCAACAGAAGTAACAAGAGAAACGCCCGATGGGTATGAATCTTTTATAGAGAGAGATAAAATTGTTGCAGCCTGGTGTGGTAGATATGATGATATTAACAAAACACACGAACAATTAGAAAAAATTATTGAATGGTACAATGCATGGACCATTGTGGAAAATAACATATCTCTATTTATTCAACATATGATTAGTAGAAAAAGACAGAGATATCTTGTTCCAAAACAACAGATTCTTTTCCTAAAAGACTTAGGATCAAACAATAACGTC